GCATGGCGTACATACCCTGCGCCATCGTTTCGATATCGAGGAAGGTCTGATCGGGAACGCCTTGCGCAGTCTGCTGGTAAGTCGTCACCATGCGATCGATCTGCACGGTATTGTCGACATTGACCTTGCCGGCGGCGATGCCATTCGAGTAGAGCGCCTGGCGCTCGGTCGTCGTCCACCAGGTGGTCTGATTGCGCGGCGGCAGGATGCCGGGCAGCTGCAGGGTCTGCAGCGGCCGCGACAATTCCGGCGGGTTAGCCAGATGCAGCGCCTCGGTGCCGACCAGGGAGGCGGCGACTTCCCACGACGCCGACGGCGATTGACCCGATCCGAAGCCGCCGAAGATCGTTGCGTGCTGATTGTTTTGCGTATCGCCGAATGTGGTCAACGCCGAGAGCGTCTGACCAAGCCACGCCGTGGTGTAATGACCGAACAGCTGCTCCGCCGGCGACCAACGGCCGTCCTGGTCGGACAGGAAGCTCTGGATCGCGGTAAGCGACGTCGAGTCGGCGTAGGGACCGGCAATCCAGTCGTAAGGGATTGAGCCGAGATTGGCGAGTGGCGTAGTCAAGCTCGGAACGCCCGAGCCGCCGGCAAGCGCGGTAACAACCGCATTAGTGCCGTTGAGAACGTTCGGCTGATCGGTTGCGACGATCGTCTCAAGCCCGTTGCCGACCGCGCCGACATGGGCGCAAACCAAATCGCACTTCGCCGAATTCGAGCCATCGACCGACGCAATGATCGGCACGTTCTGACCGGGAGCCGCGTTCGGTCCCCATAGCGCGTTGATCGCAGCAACCGCATTCGCGCAGACCATTTGCGCCGTATCGGACGCATTGACCTGAAACGACACCTCGCGGCCCATAATATAGAGTATGCCCGCTCCCGTGACGCCAGGCGCGGTAAAGACGATATTGCCGGCCGCCGCCGCGCCGGACGGATCGGCGAGCGGCAACGCCCAAAACGGCTGCAGCGGCGCGGCAGCCGACGCGGCGTCATACATACCGACCAGCATGGAATTGGCGCCGAACTGCGCGACCGCGTCGTTGTGCGACATGATCGGACCGTAAACAACGCCGGCGGTTGCTTTGCCGCCCGAAGTCATTTGCCCCATCAAGAGCGGTCGCGGAAAATTCTCGTAAGGCGACCCGCCGGAATTAAACTCACCCCAATAGAACGGGACAAGAATGTTGGTAGGCACCTCATTGAAGGGAACTTCCGACATCGACATCGGCGTTAACTCCGATTAGCCGCCGCGGCGGAGAACGCGGGGCGGGGGTTAGCTTGGGAAGGCGGCGCGCGCGAAGGAGCTTACGATGCAGACTTCGATTTGCTGCCGGACGAAGCCTGCGCTGCCGGAGCAGGCGGCACCGGCGAGGGGCCAAGCGTCGGCCCCGGCTTTTGCTGCGCCTGCGCCGCCGTCTGATCGGCGGTCGCATCGATCACGTCGCCCTGGGCGACCCGCCGCAACCAGTATTGATTTTGCGGCTTCCATTCGCCGCCGGCGGCGAGCGGCTTGCGGGTCACCGGATCCGGCACGATAGCGGGTTTGCCGTCGATAAGAACGGGCTTCACAAAAACGTTCGGCATGGCGGGGCGGCTCCTAGCGGTGATGAAGTGACGGCGAGAGGTCAGCCGACGGCTTGCTCGTCGGCCGGACCCAAGATGTTGACGCGATCGAATTCGGCCCAAACACAATCGAGCCAGGTTCGGATGCGACCGCGCAGGAGGCGAGACTCGCGCGCATCGTCGACGAACGAGAGAAACGAGCCGCCGCGCTTTTCCAGCGTCTCACACGCGATCGGCGCGAGCTGCGGCACGTTGACCGTCACGTCGGTCATCTGTTCGAATAACGCCCGCGCCGGTCCTTTGTCCCAATCGAAAAATTGCGTGTCGTTGATATGGTTTTTGACCAGCAAGTGCTTGGCGGCGCCGCCGAGCGCATGCGCCGCCGATGATACTTCATCGATCGAAGCAACGGTCGGCCCGAGCACGTGCAGCAACACAAGCCGCAAGCGCGCGGCACGCACGTCATCGAGCAGATGCGCTTCGTCGAGCGCGCCGAGGGTCGGAGAGAGCAGGCCGGCACAAATATCGACAACGGTCAGCACGCGCTCCGACACGCCGTCAAACACCAGCATTTGATCCTGCACGCTATCGATATCGATAACGGCGGCGGCCGGCGCGAAGCGGACCAGATTGCCGCCGAACTGCGTATCGAAGCTGCGCACGGCAACGGAACGCACGGCAAGGTAATCGAGCAGCGCGCGCGTAAGCATAGTCTTACCGACGCCGCCCTTGTCGGCGCCGATCAGGATCACAGAGGGAACCATGACGGATTTCCTTAAGCCGGATTGGAATCGGTCGGCGGTCGGGATGGCGGCGGCGAGATACCGGGGAGCGGAGCATCACCGTTGAGATTGGCGGCGCCGGAAGCAGTCTCGCCCGGCGTGACGATCTCGACGTTGAGCTTGACGTCGAGCAGAGGTGTCGCGACCGGCATGGTCGGCATTGCGTCGCCGAGTGCAATCGCGAGCGACTTGCCGTAGGCAGACGCTGACAGCGCCTTGGCGATTTCCTTCAGCGGCCGCGGCAATCGATCGGACCCCTTCAGCGGCGCCAACGGCAACGCCTCGAACGAGTCGTCTGGACATTGGACTTTCCAGGTGACGGTTCGCCACGCGAGGCGAGCGCCCTCCTCGGAATCGCGATGCGCCGTCGAGCGCGGATCCGTCACCATGCCGCCAGTTAGCGCACGCCACAGAGTCTTGACGATCGGCGTCCGGCCAGGCGGGGCGAGATTTATGACCGTTCCGGTTGTTGCGAAAAACAACGTAAACTCAATTTGCGTTTCGATCAGATCAAGCTCCGCTTCGAGCTCGGCATCGGTCAGCGGGATACCCGGCTCGTAAACCGCCGGATTCGCAACCGACGGCAGCGATGCGATCTGCCAAATCTCGAAAACAAGATCGACGATACGCTTGAACGGCGGCCCACCGCGGGCCTGCGACCCGGTACCCATATCGTCTTGCGTATAGACGGCGATGCCAGCCTTGCGCTGATCGCGCGCCAGATCCTCGATCGGATCGATCCGCGAGTCGAACACCCGATCGGCGGCGAGCGTCGGCCAAGGGCCTTGCGTGTTAAGCATGACCGTCGGCCGCAACGCCTCCAGCGTCGCCAGGCGGAGCGCCGTGCGATAAAACGCCATTGAACCGCCCCCGACTACCGCGCCGGGCCGGGATCGAGCTCGTTCAAGTCGAGCTGATAGCGTGTGCCGGCCGAGGGAAACTTAGGCTCGGCGACGTGAAACACCTGACCGGTCTTGACGCGAACAACGCGATCACCCTGGCGCGGCTTATAGGGCAGTTGCGCGACATCCAAATCGAGCTGCGGCCGCGCCGACGCGTGACCGGGCCGCTCGGGCTTTACGCCTTGCTTGCGCGCCTCCATCGAGAACGCGCGAGCATAGGGATTGATAAACGCCCCGACGATCGCAACCGCGGGCCGATCAGGATCCGGCGACGGCCGACCATTGACGTCGCCGGCGGCCGACGTAAAGGGCTGATAGAGCCAACGCTCGGCGTAGGTCAGATCGACCGCGGCCGAATGCGCGCGGGCGGCGTCCTCGAAAAGCGTACCCATGGAAAAACCCCGGCCGGCGAGAACAGGGAGGTAACAAACCTAATCCTCGCCAGCCGGAACGCGCGGCGGACGCGCGTCAGTTGCTGGAAATGATCTGGACCAGCGCCTCGGGGCGCCGGCAGATCGGCAGCGGATTGGACTCCGACTTAAGCTCGATGCCTTCGCCGTGCGGCAGGATGCGCGGCGAGACATAGATTTCGTTACCCTTGGTATTGACGAAGCGCAGATCGTGCGCCGGCGCGTTATAGGTGCGGAACATCTTGCGCGTACCAATCGGATATGCGCTTCCGGTGTTGGCCGACCAAAACGGCGTCGAGGTAAGCGACGTCGCAGTCGGCGAGGTCTTAACCGGCGCCGCACCGTAATACTCCCGCCAGAGAATGCTGCCGAAACGGAATTCCCGGCCCCACATATTCCCGTCACGTTCGCGGCGAACCAGCATTGCCAGCTGAATCGCCTGCTCCGCGTTCAAGTAGTAGCTCTGCACATTCGGGTGCGAGATGAAGCGCTGAAAGAACGTCGGATCGACGATCGCCTCAACGCCGCGCATCACCTCGCCGCGCAGATTGGCGGTGATCGACTGCCAGACGGCTTGACACTTGGCATTCATATCGGTGCCATTGCCGTTGGCGCCGCCGGTCGTGGTGCCGAGCGCAAAATCGACCTGCGCGAGCGAAATGCCGAACACGCTCGCCATGCTCAGGATGTTCTGCGAATTGCCATCGATCAGATTGCCCTGCAGCATCTGGCAGCGCAGCCATTCGCGGGTGACGTCATGCGACGCCTTGATATCCATCAGGCGCTTTGCCGTTTCCTCGGCGACCGTGGTCAGGCGCTTCTGATCCTGCATCTGGATCAGAATGTCCTGAATATCCTCGGGCGTGATGAGATCGAGCGCCGGGAAGTGAGGCACTTCGACGAAAATGGTCTTGCCAGTGCGCGGCAGCGCCGGCGTCGCGGGAGCGCCACGCTCCTTGGCCGGCAGCACGCGCAGCTGATGGTACTCGTACCGCATCTCCACGATGCGGCTGATCGAACCCTCGCTCGGAAAAAGATCAAGCTCGGCCAATAAGCCATAGAGCGGCGGGATGACGTCGACCTGTTCGGTCAATTGCGTCGCGGTATAGGGAAAAATCAGCGAAAGGTCTTCCATTGCGGGTCTCCACTGCACGCGCGACCAGACGTGCAAGCAAGCGCGCTTTTTTGTGCGCGCTTCCCTGAACGAGCCGAGCGGACTAGACGGGGTTGAGGTTTAAGGCGGCGAGCGGTTTAGGAAGGCAGGCGGCAAACCGCAAGCCGCCTTACTTTCGTTAGCTCGGACGGCAGATGATGCCAGCGGCAGCGAGCTGCGCGAGCGCGGCGGCCTGTTGCGGCGAGCTAATGCCGGCCGGCCAGATCAACCCGTCGGACAGCAACACGGCTTGACGCTCGACCAAAAGCACGGCGGCCGACGCCGCAGCAGGAACGGTCTGCGCCTTGACGACGACGCCCATGGCGACGGCGGAGCCGTCGATCGCCGAGGGATTGAGCGGCGTCACGTTGCCGGATCCGGCTTGCACGGCGATGGTGAAGCCGTCGCCGGCGACGAAGGCCGTGCCGCCCGCGGTAATGGTGAAGCCGAGCTGATCGGAGAATGCCGTGCCGGTCGCGCCTTCGCCGACCAGCTTACCGCTCGGATCGTAAAGGTTAAACTTGGTCGCGGCGGTGAACTCGCCGTAATAAGTTCCGACCTGAGCGCCGACCTTCGCCGTGATAGCACCGCAAGTGCCGTTGCCCGTGTTGCCGGAATTGGCGATATAAGCGCCAGGCGGAACGGCAATGGTGAAACTATCGCCGGCGACGAAGGCCGTGCCGCCCGCAGTGATGGTGAAGCCGATCTGATTGGCGAACGCGGCTCCGGTAGTGCCCGAGCCGACCAGCACACCCTTCGGATCATAGACGTTGAATGCGGTCGCGCCGGTGAAGGTGACGGTATAAGTGCCGACCTGTTCGCCGGTTTGCGCGGTGACGGTTCCGACGGTGCCGTTGCCGATGTTGCTGCCGCCGGCCACGGCCGACGCCGGGGTGCCGCCGCCGATGGTGACGCGGCCCATCACCGTGCCGATATCGAGCAGCCCAGGATTCGAGATGCCGGTCGACGGCGTGGGCGGCGGATTGGCGGCGCAATTCGGCGCGGCCGTTTCCTGCTCGAAAGAAAATTCCTCGGCAGCAAACCACTTCAGGACCGCCGACTGCAACGTCGGGCGGTATTTGGTCTCGGTAAATAGAGCCATGGCTGATTAACTCCGTCTGGTCGGCTCGGCAGATCGCGCGCGAGCGGGGTTGATGGGAAGCGAAAAACGCGGCAACGCCCGACGCGTCGACACGCGCGACCCAAACTCTGTTAAGCGGCTGCTTTCGGCGCCTTGCCGAGTTTTTTCAGTTCGCGGGTGAGGGCGGCGTGCAGGCCGGCCGATTGCGAGGTCGCATCGTCGGCATGCTCGGCGGAATCGACGTGCGGCCGAAAACCCTGCATGACCTGGTCGAGCCTGGAAGCCGGTTTCGCTTCCGCCGCAGCAGGCGCAGCCTTCAGTATGGTGATCGCGTCGGCGGGAGCCATATCCGTATTGAACGCGAGATGATTGGCGAGAGACTCGCGGCCCTTGGCTTCGGGGGCGCTGACAATCGCGGCGATGCGCGCGCGCTCGGCAGAAACGAAAGTAAGCTCAGCCACCGCATCGGCCAACGGCGCCGCGCTCTCGACAAGCGCCGCCGCGGGCGAGCGCCCAATGACGGTTTCGGCCGCCGCATGCACGGCCGCAAGTCCACGCGCGACAAGATTGTCTTGTGACATCATTCCGCTCCTTCAGTTTTGGGGGAGAATTAAATCAGCGAGAAACGCCGCGGCCGACCCGCTCGACGAATTGCTCGAAGGCCAGCGTCGGCCGCAGCACGCCATCGGCCAAGCCGGCATCCACCGCCGCCTCGCCGCGGAACACATCGGCTTCGGTCGCCAACGCCGCGGACTTGGAAAGACGCCGGCCGCGGAAGCGAGCGACAGCGCCGGCGAACAGATCGCGGCTGGCATCGAGATCGGTCTGCCAGCGATCGCGCACATCGTCGGCCAACGGCTTGAACGGTGAGCCGTCCGCCTTGCGCGCGCCAGACGACATGACGGTCACACGCACGCCGTCGTTCTCGATGGCGCGAGAGAAATCGACGTGCATGGTGATGACGCCGATCGAGCCGGCATAACCCGTTTCGGGTAACACGATCTGGCGCGCCGCCGCGGCGAGCAGATAGCCGCCGGACAATGCATAATCGGTGAGGATGGAAATTGTCGGCTTGGCGGCCGAGAGCTCAGCGATCATCTCTGCCGTATCGAAAGCACCGGCGACTTCGCCGCCGAACGAATCGACCTCAAATACAACGCCGCGCACGCGATCGTCACGCAGCGCGCGGGACACTTGCGTCTGAATTCCCTCATAAGAGGTTTCGCCGGAATAACTGTCGAGCCAAGCCCCCTTATGAACCAGCGTGCCCTCGATCGGGATGATGGCAACCGCGCCGGCCATAGTCAGGATCTCGTCGCCGCGGCCGCGCGCTTCCATTGCCTGGCCAAGCGGATCGCCGAGCCGGCCCATTTTCTCCGACGGCCGACCGCCGCTGAAGGCCACATGATCGATCGCTGCCGGACCATTGATGACCAACTCGCCGTCGACCAAGCGGCCGCCGATGGCCGAGACAATTGCAATCGCCTTGCCAGCGTCAACCAGCAACGGCGTATTGAAAATGCGCGCGGCAATGCGCGGCAGCAGAATGCTCATGTCGTTAGCCTTTAAGCCGCAGCCTGATTTTGTGCACCCGGCTGTTCCGCCGGCGGCGCACCGCCGGCCGGATCATCGGTCGAGTCAACGGCGATGCGACCAGGCGCCGACACAGCGCGCACAAGTCCACGCTCCGCCAGCTCCTCTTTTTCGATCGCCGCCTGGTCGACCACGTCCTCCCAATCGGCGCCGCGCTCGGCGTTCTCGTCCTCGAGCGTAGAGGTGAGCTGATCCATGCGGATGCCGGCGGCTTGACCCTCTTTGACCGGGTCGACGTAACCACGGCCGGGACCAATCCAGCGCGCCGACAGATAAGCGCCGGGCAAATCGTAAAAGTCCGGCGCACCTTTCGGCGCCGTCAGATAACCGCGATCGAAAGCCTCCTCAACCACGGCGTAATAGATCGGGACGACGGCCTGCTCGATAAAAACGGCAAACCTGGCCTGGATATGCCGCCAGACCTCATTGAGCGCCGCGCGCGCGGAGGAATAGTTCACCTTCGACCAGTCCATCGCCAGCTGCTCATAAGAAATTCCGAAAGCAGCCGCGATCGATTGCAGGAATGCGGTCTGGAAATGCTGGAAGGCATTGGTCTGCCGCGGCGACGAATTGATCTTGACCTCATCGCCGATCGGCAACGTCGGGATACGCACGCCGTTTAGTTTCGCCGGATTCCCTTTCCAATATTCCATTCGCTTGTCGGCGAAAGTAGTTGCCGCCGGCGTGAAGGCTTGCGTCGCTTCAGCAATCGGCAAATTGGAGTGCACGAAGGCGGCGAACAGCGCATTGATCGTGGCGTTAGCGAGCTCGGCATCGGCAAATTTGCCAATCATGCGCAGCTTCGTCATCAGCGACGAAAACGGCGTGATAGCGCGCGACTGATCCTCCCGATCGGGCTCCATCGCATGAATGAAAACCGGCCGGCCCCACGACGTCGCCCGCGGAATGGTCGTCCACTTCAAGAGTTGCGCGAAACGGAACCAATCGGCGGGGTGACCGTTGCGAACATGATAGGCGGTCGGCACGCCATCGTCGTCATAGGAAATGCCCCCGCGCAGCCACAGCGTATCCGGCTGTCCCATCGGATTGCAGAGCCGATCGGGATCGAACACGCGCAGGCAGGTCGCGTAGCGCGCGGCAGGTGACTTTTTCCAGGTGAGATAAGCGGTCGTTTCGCCGCGTCGGCACGACGTGCGCGCCATCAAGCGAAGTTGCGTGTTGAGGCCGTAGCGCCGCTGCGCATCGTTGTAAAAGCGCGGATCATTGGCGAACAGATCCCACTCGCTCTTGAGCGCCGCCGAAAACTCCTTGAGTATTGCGCGGTCCTTTTTGTCGGCCGGATCAAGGCCGAGCGCACGCGCATTCGGGCGAGGCGAAAGCCGGATGCCGGCGCCGACCAGCATGTCGACCAGCCGCGTGATCGCGGCAACCGCATGCGGATCGTTGCGGGCGAGATCGTCGGCGCGCGCGTTGGCCCAAACCCGATCGTAAAGGGTCGCGCTGTCCGCCGAGGTAAGCGGCGGCCGCCAGGCGTAGGTTTCCTGATAATCGAGGCTCGCGCCTTTGTACGGAGTCGGGAAAGCCGTCTCGTAACGGTCGCCTTCCGCTTCCGCGCCGGGCTCTGACCAAAAATCCAAAGCGCCGGTCATTTCACGCCTGCCTCGACATTTCGCGAAAATTCGCAACCCAGCAAGCAACAATGCATTCCGGCAGGCCAAGCCGCGCCGCGATCTCGAAGGTGTCGAATTTTTGCGCCCACATCTGCACAGCTTCGGCGTAACGCCGCAGCGCCTTCCGATCCGCCCCCCCCATTACGCCCTCACGGGTAGCGGCACACCGATCAGATTGCCTTCGCCATCGTAGGTGCGGTGAATAACACCGAGGCAAAAAGCTGCCGCCTGTTCATGCGTCGCGGCGGCCACCCGATCATATTGGTCGAGAACTTGTAAGCGCTCGACAAGCAGCGCTGCCGCCGCCGGCGGGACCGGCGTCGCGGTTTGTGCGCGCGTCAAAGCGCGACGCTGTTTACGGGTAAAGCGCGGGGGCATTGACGGTCTTTCAAAAGACGACGCCGATAGCGCCGCGCCGGCGACGATCGAGGCCGGCCGCGGCGTCGCGAAGTTCGTCGACATAAGCCTTAAGCTTGTTCTCATCGGTCGGCTTGAATTCGGTCTCGGAGCCGTCACTCATACGCACGCGCACGGCCGCCTGCCCCATGCGCAAGCGATGATAGGCAAGCTCGGCCTCGGCCAAGCGCTCGGCGACCGAATGCAGCATCACAAGCCCTTGTTAAGCTCCGCCAGCGCGGCAAATGAATCGCGGGAGGTACGCGGCGCATCGAGGACGCCATCCTCCCGCTTATCCGGCGTCGCCGGGGGCGGCGCCGAAGCTTGAAAGCCTCGCGGCGTAAATAGATCCGGCGTCTGCAGTTCGGCCGGAATTCCCCGCTCCTTGGCGACGCGCGCCCAATCGTCGGCGGTGAAGCTCGTGAAGTAAGCATGCGCCGCGGCAAGATTGCCGACACGGCAATCGAGAAAGTGATTGTCGCGATGACTGCGCTCCTTCCACACCTTGCGAACCCGGCCGCGATAGACCTCGTCCTCAAGATATTCGGCCGTAATCTGCCTAAAGTAATTCTCGTCGAGGAAGCGGCCGAAGTGGCAGTAGCCGGGCGGATAGACCAGCGTCGAGCCCTGCGCGATCGGCGCCAGCGCCGCGTAAGTGTAGAATTTCGATTTGAGCGGCCATGTGCCCACAGCCCGCAGCTTGGCGCCGCCCTTGATTCTGCGGCCGCGGTAATCGACGTCCTGGTCGCTGGCCGTGCCGAGCGGAACCTTGCTCCAGCCGTCGATGCCCTTGGTTGCCTTGGTGCCGGGATGGCGCCGCGTCCATTCATAGACAACGTCAGTGCGGTAACCGGAGTCGATCACGAATTCATCGTGGCGAAAGCGATGGCCGTAGCAGTCGGGCCATTCGCGGTTATACAGCTTGGTCAGTTCCGCAAAAGCGCCGCCATCGACGTCGGTCGTCGCGCCGTCGAGATAATCGGCAAACAGCGTCCAGCTTTGTTGATCCGGCGCCCAAGCAACCACTTCGACATAGATGCCGCGCATCTGCACGTCGGCCGCCACGGTAACAAGGAGAGCGCCCGGTGGAACGCGACCATGCTCATAATCCTCGCGGCGCTGGAACAAAAGCTCATGGTCCGGCGCGTCCCCCGACACGTCGAACGGCAAGCCGAGAAACAGATTCCAGAACGTCTTGAGCTTCGACGGATCGTCCCCCGCCTCACGAAACTTTTTCGCAATCTCATCCCACGGCACAAACGGCGAGGCGAGCGCGTCGAAGTGATAGCTCGGATACTTGCCAGGCCCCGGCTCGGTCGCAATCCAACGGCCGGTGCGATAGAGCGCCGTTTTTTGCCAACTTTCGATCGGGCTGCCGCAGCACGGCGGAACGTAGTGGGCGGCGTAAGGAAAGGTCTTGTTGAACTTCAATCCACGCGATGACGGATTGTCGGGCGCATTCCATTCAAGAAAGAACCGCGAACGACAGTGCGGACATTCGACTTGCCAACGCCGCTTATCGCCGCGCTCATGCACCTTTTCGATTTTCGAGACGCCCTTGACGGTCGGCGTCGACACATAAGCCCGCTTCCAGGTGCCCGACGCGAGGAACGAAATCTGCCGGCCGGCGATCAGCTCGAGCGGATCGCCCTGGCCGGCCAGATCGTCGTCATACTCGTCGATCTCGTCGCACAGCGCTTTCTTGATGGTTTTGAGGCGCAGATCCGCGGGCGATGACGCCAACGCCAGGTTGATGGCGCCCCGCGGAAATTTTTTCTCATACGTGGTTGAGCCGGCCGCCGACCGTGACGTCTGCGGAAATACTTTGCCTCCGACACGCCCGCCGCGGCCGTCCGGCTTGCCGCCGAGCACCTCGGTCATCTCGATCATGCGGTTAAGCTTGGTCGAGTTGAAGTCGGTCAGCGCGCCGTCGGTCGGCTGCACAACCAGCATGTCGCACGGATCGCAATCGATCGAGTGACCGATCACGCATTGCAGCATAGTGGTAAACGCCGACTGCGCGCACTTCATGATGCCGATCTCATTGACCGGCGACTCGGGGCCGAGCATGTCGAGCGGCTCGACAATGTGTGGCGTGCGCGTCAGATCGATTTTTTGCCCGGCGTATTCGCCGTCGGGCAGCACAAGATGCTTCGCCGCCCAAACCGACGGCAGGATCAGCTCTCCCGGCTCGAACATTTCGGCGAGCGCGCCAGCGACAACCGGCAGCGCCGATGGAATTTCTCTCACGACACGCTTTCGGCTATGGACTGCGCCAGAGCCAGCGCTTGACCCGGCGCCAATGTCGGCGCCGCCGGCGGCGCACTCACCAGCCGCATGTTGGCGGCGAGCGTGGTCAACATTTGCCGCGACAGCTTCTTCAGCGCCAGACGCATGCCCGCCTCGCCATCCTGGCGGAGCGCGGCCGCCAGCTCGGCTGCGGCATTCGGCAGCAATTCGATATCGCGGGCGATCGCTTCGCCGCAGACCCGCATGGCGCGGGCGACATCCTCGGCCTGCAGCAAGCGGCCGACCTTTTCATCGTAGTCGAGCTGCGCCAGGCGCGCGCGATAGATCTCGGTCGCGGTCTTGGCTTTGGTAAGGCCGCCCTCAGCCGGCGGCGTATAGCCAGGCGCCGGCGCGGCCGGTTCGTCGCGGGCCACGATGCGCTCGCGCACTTCGCCGAGCGCGCGATCGGAAGCGGCGACGTCGACAACCTTGTCGCCGTTTTCCTTTTCGATCAACACCAATTTGCCGACGCCGGCGAGCTTGCTGATCGCCTGGCGGCTTACGCCGCGGTGGCGGGCATACTCGGACTGCGACATTTCCAGCATGGCGCGCATCAACACACACTGTTACGTCGCGAGCGACATCCCACGCGCTCCGGCAATCTGATCGAAGGTGCGGCCGTCGCCGTGCAGCGTCGCGGCTTCGCGGGTGAACGCTTGCCAGCGCCGAACGATGACGTCGACATAAGCGGGCTTAAGCTCCAGACACAACGCGCTCCGCGCCGTGATCTCGGCGGCAATCAACGTGGTGCCGGAGCCGGCGAACGGTTCATAGATAAAATCGCCGACGTCGGAATTGTTGATGATCGGCCGGCGCATGCACTCGACCGGCTTTTGCGTGCCGTGGCCGGTTTCGGATTTGACGTGCTCGATGTTCCAGACGGTCGACTGTTTGCGATCGCCGTGCCAGTCGGCGGTTTCGCCGTCAGCGACCGCGTAGGCGGCGATCTCATGCTCCGGTACAAAGCGCCAGTTGTCGTCGGCGCCATCCTTGGCGACATAGAGCGCCGGCTCATGCTGCCAGTGGTAATGGCCGCGCGAAATGACCGGGCGCGTTTTCACCCAAACGATCTGCGCACGGAGCTTGAAACCTACAACCTCCAGAGATGCAGCGACCGTCGCAACGTGCTTACCGGAGTGCCAGACGTAGGCGACAGCGCCGGGAAAGAGTTTCCAGGCCGCACGCCAATCGGCGCGATCGTCATTTTCGACGCGACCGATCGCGCGAGCGCCCATGCCTTCGCTGGTACGCGCCGCTTCGTTTCGCCAGTTCGGATCGTACTCAACGCCATACGGCGGATCGGTCACCATCAGGTTAGGCTTTGCGCCGGCGAGCAGACGCGAGACGGCGTCCGCAGAAGTCGCATCGCCGCACAGTACCCGGTGCTTGCCGAGTTGCCAGAGGTCCCCCGGCATCGTCACCGCTTTCGCCGGCGCGGCCGGCGCGGCGTTCGGGTTCGTATGCCCCCCCCCACCGCCGACGGCAGCGGCGAGCAGGCGCTCGACTTCCTTGTCGGTAAAGCCGGCGAGCTGCGCCAGCCCTTCCTCCTCGATCGCCGCCACCTCGCGGGCGAGCAGCTCGGGATCCCACTCGGCGTCTTCGGCGAGGCGGTTGTCGGCGAGGCGGTAAACGCGGCGGTCTTCGTCGGAGAGGTGACCGAGCCGGACGACGGGCGCCTCGACCAGGCCGAGGCGCTTGGCCGCCATGAGGCGACCGTGGCCGGCGACGATGACGTTGGCGGAATCGATCAGAACCGGATTGTTGAAGCCGAACCGCGCGATCGAGGCGGCGATTTTCTTGACCTGCGCATCCGAGTGAATGAGCGCGTTGCCGAGATAGGGGACAAGCGCGTCAACCGGAAGGTACTCGATGACAAGCGGCTTATTCGGCGTCACGCGTCAACCTCGGGCCGCTTGATGTCAACCGTGTCAACCTAACTTTTGCGCGGTTTTGCTAGCGGATTTTCGGGCCGCGGCGCGGCCGCAACCCACCCCCGCCCAGGAAGGACCCGTGCCGGGGGCCTATCGTTCCGGCACCGCGCCGCCGAGTATGGCGTCGACCTCGTGGGTTAGGCGTGCAGGCAACTCGGCCTCGACGGTTTGCTCGAAAGCGGCGCGGCTTTGATCCTTCACCATCTCGGCCGGAATCGCCGGCCCCCACAGCTTACGGATCGGATAGCGGGCAGCGCCCTTGCGCTCGAACACGTGTCCGCCCAAGGAAGCGATGATGAAGGTATGCGGGAACACCCGCCGTTTACCCCAGGGCGCCGCCGAAACTCCCTTACGCGTCTGACGCGCGCCGAACTCCTTAAGCGACAGATAGCCGCCCTTGGCGATGATGCGATAGACCAGCGTGGCGACGTTAGCCGGGATGGTCCGCAACGCCTGCCGGACCTGGCCGTATTTCAGCCCGGTCTGTTTGGCGAGCGCACGCCCCATGTGCGTGCGCGCTTTGTCGCCGGTATGATTGATCGCCCGCCGCAGCGCCGGCTTGACGTTCACGCCGGCGCGCTCAAAGACGGCCGCCATCCGGTTAAAGCCACGCGCGTCGACCCGAACCGAAAACTCGCCCATCGAAGTGATTAGCGTTTGCGGAGAACCGCAAGCCGCGTGAGCGCGGCCCGCGCCAGCGCGCCAGACCGGACATCCTCACGCAAGGTGCGGCCGACCAGGCTAAGCTCACGGGCAACGTCGCGGCCATCGAAGCGACCGCCGGCCGCAATCGCACGGCGCAATGCCTCGGCGCGCTCCTGGCAGCGGCAACCCATAAGCCAAAGCCCTCAAAAACGAAGCGCCCCGGCTTTTGGGCCGAGGCGCGATCACGAATCGCAGAGCGACACGATGGCAAAAACGTGACTCGGATCAGCGCCCCCGTCAAGCCCCGCCGGACCTCTCCGACTCGCGAAGCTTGGCAGCGCGGTGAACCGCTACAGCGAGCGCCCCGTCGAACTGATCGAGCGACCGGGCTTCGGCAGCATAGCGATCACGAAACCGGCGCACGCCGTTAGATGCCTTACGGATGATGCCAAGCTCCAGTGCTATCGTATCGAGCGCCTCCGCCAGATGCCGGCAAAGCCGCAGGTCACGCCGATCGGCGCCGAGAATATCGGCAACCTCGGTCATGGTTTTTTTCTCGCCGAGCACCCAAACCAGCAATCGATCGCCAATTATGCCGACTTCGCGCCGCAGACGATTGAGAACTTCCTGCGCCGCCAGCCGCTGATCGGTATCAGGCGACGCGAACACTCCGCCGTCGACGATATCCTTTGCCGGATCGAGTCCACGCGCGCCGCCAATCTCGGCTTTTTCATAAAGCGATTGCCAGCGCCGGCCGGCGACGACGCGGTTATCGCGCTCATCGCCGCGGCCGAGCATGCCGCGCTTTGCCAGTTGGCCGAGCCGATCGTCGCGGAGCGCCACGATCCGGTGCCGCGGCTTCGCTTTGACCGTAACGCGCATCGGTTGACCTCGCCCGGCCTTGACCAGCGCGACCGCTTCGCTCGGATCCTCGATGCGCACCACGTCGAAATCGTCGCCATCCTCAACTTCGGGTCTGCGGTTTTCCCGCGCCGCGGCCAACGCAGCCTCGCGGCGCTGCTCGGACTTGGCGAAAAGCTTGCGGCGCTTTTTTTGCTCGGCGGTTTCCTGCTCATCGCGGCCGGCCTTGGCCGACAGCCGACCGGCAACCGCGGCAACCTCACCATCGCCGATCGAGCGACGCTCCGGCCTGGCGACCGGCGCCGGCAGTTCCGGCTTGCGCGTAATCCGATCGGCACGCGGCAGATCCGGCGGCCATTGCGCCGGCACGTAGAACGGCCGCGCATTCGCCAGGCACTCGAGCATGCGCATTTCGGTCTTGCTGCCGCGATGATGTTTGATCCAAGCGTCCCATTCCGCCGTGCCGGCGCTAATCGGTATCAGGCTCATTTGCGAAATTCCCCGCGCTTTTTGTTGCTCTTGCCGCACGCGACCGACCCCACAAACCGGGAAAGCTTTTGGCAATTTGCCAAAAGCTTCGCGCCCAAGGCCGGCTAGGGAGGGATTTGGAGGATCGAGGGAGGATTAACGCGCGATCCTCCCAAACCGAAAAGCCAACAAAACGCGACGCTTAATTGAGAGATTTTTTTAATTTGGGAGGATGGGAGGATTATTTGACACTCGGACTCACATGCGCCTGCGCGCACACATGCACGTGAGTCATCAATGCCAAAACCCTCCCTATCCTCCAGCAACCTCCCAAGCGCAGCAAAACCAACGTGTTGCGGCAGGGAGGATCGGCGCGAATTTGGGAGGATGGGAGGATCAAAAATCGACATGATCATCATCCTTTGCCCCCTTGACAGCGCGCGACTCGGGCGCGGGCGCATTCGCATCGCGGATCGGCTTGCCGTCCCGATCGAGGAAATCGGCGACCTCGCGCGTCAATTTGATATTGAGCCAGAACACCACGCCGGACTTCGTAGTCGTAAAGCCGCGCTCTTTCAGCGCCGCGCTCATGCCTTTGTTCGACCACTCGGCCGCGCCGTTGGCCTTCGCCCAGGCGACAAACAATTCATGCATCTCACTCGACTGCACGCGGCCTTCAGGATGCGGAATGACGCACGCCTCGAGGAAGCGGCCGAGCGGATCGGAATCGCGACGATAATCAGCAGTGGCCGAGCGCACGCTTTCCGGCGTGACCAGGCCGCGCTCCAGCCAATCGCGCAAGCCGTCAAGCAATCGATTGAGGATACCGGCGGCCTCAGCGCGGAGTTTGTCACTCAAGTGCGGATCGACGACAGGGTCGCCCGCCTTGTAATTTGGATCCTGATCGTCGCGCGCGATCGTTATCGGCCACGGGACAAGTTGCACGCGGCGCCAGATGCCTTCATCGGCGCCGGAAATCGTCGGCCGGTAATTGCCGCTGATGGTCAGCTTGAACTGCGGATAGAATTTGAAATAGTCGCGGTTCAGATGCCGCGCGAGGATCGGCTCGCCGCCGGTTGCGAGCTTGATCAACGCCTCCGCGAGCTTGGCGCCGCGGTCAGGCTCCGACGTGCGCAGGTGCCGCACGCCGGGCAGGATAGCGAGATCCGGAGTCGCCTGGCCGGCATTGCGGCCGCGCCCCTCGTTAAGGAACGTCTCGATCGGCACGGTTTCGGAATAGTCGCCGCCGATGAACGCGCAGGCGTCGATGAAGGTGGATTTGCCGTTTTTGCCCTTGCCCCAAAATACGCAAAGCTTTTGATCGGACACGTCGCCGGTCAGCGACACGCCCTGCCAGGCGAGCAGAAAACGCCGATCCTCCTCCTTGGGCTGCACGTCGACCAGGAACCGATCGAATGCCGGACAGAGAGCTTTCGGATCGTAGGCGACGCGCGAACATTTGGTGATGAGATCGGCCGGATCGTGCGACCGGAAGGAAATAGCATCGGTGTCATCCGGCGGCGAGCCGCCATTCACCCGCGGACGCCGGCGAAAGATCAGCGTGCCATTGGCAACGTTAAACTTGAACGGATCGGCGTCGAGCTTTTCCGGCGCGATCGCCAGATAAGGCGCCGCGCGCTTGGCGATCGGCGCGAGCTTGTTGGCCTGTTCGGATACCCGGCCCCACGACGCCAGCGCGTCCGACAAATAGATTGCCGTTTCGACGCCATAGATTTTTTTGGTGCCGAGCAACAGGTCAGCCGCGCTGCGGCGTTTGTCGCCCGCCTCAAGCTCGGCCTTGCTCGCCCCGCGCAGCGCATCCGCTTCGCGCTGAATCCCGCGCACGGTGTCATGCTCGGCGCTTTTCACCACGTCCTCGGCGCCGTCGCGCGACCAGCATTTGCCGTTCCACCACAGCCAGCCGAGTGCCGGGCACCATAGGAGCTTGCCGCGGTAGCGCTCGCGGAAGCGTTCGGCATTGCCGAGATCGGTGTGCGGGTAATAGGCGAGCCGCAGATCGATATCGTCGGGGCCGTCCGGAGATTGCCGCGGCCACGGATCCTCCTCGAACGGCGGCGGCGTATAGCCGCCATTGCCGGTTTCTGCAGACCGCCCACTTTCGTCTGTCCCTCCCATTTGGGAGGATCCGACAATTTGACCGCCGGCGGACAGCGGCGCGGCGTCGGCCAGCGCCGGCGCGGCAGTTATAGACTTGGCAACGGAAGAAGCATCGGACGGAAAATCAGCACCAGGCGCGGCCTGTGCGCCGTTGTCGGCCGACTGTGCGGGAGAGGACGATTGAGCGGAGCGCGCCTGACGGCGCGCACGTTTGTCCTTTGCGCGCTCCGCGCGCGGGATCGGCGGTAGCTCGAGCGGGCCGCGGCCAGCAATGATCGCAGCAATCGTTTGCCAACCCAAGGTGAAACCCCCGCTTACGCCGCTTTTTCCTCGCGGCGCAATTCGTCGTTAAAGTCGGTATCGTCGGGCGACCAGGCGACACTGACGCGCCGGCCGGCGCGCGAATGCCGCAGCACCGCGCGGTTGAGCGCCAGGGCCGTGGCGAAGCGATCGCTGTCGCCGTCGCCGAGCAGCACCAGTTCCTCGAGCGTCTCGGGAAAGGCGATGCCGGCGTCGCCGAGATCGGGCGTCGGACCGGGCACCCTGCGCACACGCCCGGCGGCGTCTTTCAAGTTCGGGTGCGGCACTGGCTCGGCCGACTTGCCGGCGAGATTGCCGAGCGACACGGTCGACCAGAATATCGACCGCTCGAGCATGGCGCCGGCGCGGTTGAGCGCATACCAAACCGACAACACGGTCTCGATGCCCTCGCCGGCATAGGCGATCGCCGGCGCCGGCATGTCGACCAGGCGGATGGCGTTGCCGGCTTGCGAGCCGCGCACCTTTTTCGGCAACAGCGGCTCGCCGCTCTCCGGATCCTTAATCAGCGCCTTGCCGTTCGGCCGTTGGAGATCCAGCCAGGTGATATGAACGCCGCGGAATTTGCCGGCAGCCGATCGGGCGTCGCCGCCCGACCCTGTCGAGACGATCGGCGCCAGCATCGCCGGCCCGCGATGAATGACCCGCGGCGCCCGGCGGCCGCGCTCGTCGGTTTCCTCGCCATGAAAGAACGCCACGATCGGCGCGAAGCGCAGCTGCAGCCGCTCGGGAAGCGCGGCAATGCCGCGTGCGGTTTTGAGATAATCCTCGACCGGCGTGCCGGCGTAAGACCGGCCGGCATGCCAGATATCGAACGCCGTGCGCCGCTCGCGCTCGCGGAATTGGTTAGCCTCCTGCTCGCGCCTGGTCTTGCGGATTTGCCGTTCGCGGTCGAGCTCGGCCGCGCGCTCGGCCGACAATTCGGCAAAGCCGCCGAGCAATTGCGCCGCTTCGAGGAAATCCCGCCGCGGATCGAGACCGTGGCGAAGCGCGACCAGGCGGATGACGTCGCCGCCGTCGTGGCAGGTCGCGCAGACCCAACCGTCGGCTTCGCACTCGAACGACGTGGAATCCCGCGCCGCCGGATCCGGCGAATGCAGCGGGCACGGGCCGACAAATTTCTTGCCATGCCGGCGGAGCTTGACCCATTGGCCCGCGACCTGGTCGCACGGGTTGCGGAGCTTGAGCTCGGCGATCGCGGCGTCGGAAATCATGCTGACACTTTCGGATGCAGAGTAGATTTACGGATTTGCGCGATCAGCAATCCACTTCTCGCTCGCCTCTACGCCACAATGTTCGCAAAAATAAGAACGCTCGCTGCGTTGGTACTCGTATTCGTGATGCGGGCAGCAAGCAGGACAGACAGCCGTTTCAGACGTTGCGTAACTCACAACCTCATCAGCCCCGCAGACCGAACACTTCACGCGATCAAAGGCCATGTGCGCTCGCTCCTGTTCACTGCGCTTCGTCGGGGCGTAGGCTGTCGATATGAATGCCGCAGCGGCCGCAGATTTTCGCATCGCGTTCGGAAGCGACGTGACCGGGACAGCTTTCCTCGGCGTAAGTGTCGGCGAACAGCCGGCCGAGCCAGCGGCAAATCCGATCGGCCGATTGCGCCGGGCGGCCATCCCAGGCGCCGGCGTAATCCGGGCCGCGACCGCGGACAGCCGAATGAAAGCTCACTTGCCCGGTCGGCAGATCGATATAGAGAACATGCCGATGCACCGGCTGCTTATCGTCGACGCCCCAGCCCCAGCGATCGCCGATGACGGCGGCATGCTCGGTCAGGGCGTTGCAGAGATTGTCCATCGCCCATTGCTTGCGGCCGTAAGCCTCGCGCGAGAAATCGCGCCGATAAGTCTTTGCCCGCTCCGACGCCTTGCAGGCGCGAAACAGGTTGACCGCTACGGCGCCGACCGGGCCGAGCGCCTCCAGGTCGCGGTAAAGCGCCGCGGTCGCATCGCCATCGGAGCCGCGATAGATCCGCAGCACGTCGCCGATATCGGTCATGCGTTGCCCTCCGCCGGCAGCACGACCGCCACACGCTGCGGCACTTCACGCGCCCGGTTCTTTTGATCACAATCGTCGGCGGCATCCGCGAGCATGTCGAAAACCTCCTGAAGGCTCTCGGCCGGCCCTTTCCATTGCGGCTCGGTCTTGTGCTGCTCGAACAGCGCGACCATTGCGCGCGCATGGTCGGGCGTCATGAACAGCATCGCGCCGGCGATCTTTTGATACGGTTGCCAGCCGCGCATCTTCTGCCAGCCGATCCCGACCTCAAAGCGATCGCCGGGCTTGGCGCGCTTCACGGCGGCGAGAAACCGGCGCCAATGCTTTTGCGGCGAGGCCATTAGCCGGCTCCCACAACGCCGGTGACTTGCTCTAACGCCTCGTTCACGCCGCCGGCGCCGCGCTTGGCGATTTCGTGCGGATCGCGCGCTGCCTTAATTTTCTCGTGGACCAACAGCGCATAGTGAAGTGTACGACAAATTTTTTCCACTGATCCGAGATCGGTGAGCAGACCGCTGTTGCCCGAGATCATGACGCCGTTACGCGACGCGCTGATTTCGCGTGAGTAGTCGTCGACATTCTCTCGACTGAAAATATCTTGATGCGTTCCGACCTTGCGCCCGAAGTAAAACCTCACAACCGGGCCGTCCATAATCGTCGGCGTATAGCGAGCATAGACCATCATTCCCGCGCTCCTCTTTCCTCTCTCGTTTTCACCGCGAGCCGGACCAGCGCGCGCAATTCCTGCGCCCGCCGCAGTTGGCCCTGATGACGGAATTGGCGATCGCCGGCGGCCACCAAGGCGGCTTGCGCGGACTCGATCCGCACCGCCTCGTCCATCGCCCCCTCGATAAGCCGGGCATAGGTAAGCGGCCGGCACGGCGGCTTGGCATCGCCGTCATCCCAGGCCAGCGCGCACGCCGCGCATTGCCACATGCCGTCGATCAACGTGAGTTTGCCCTTCGCCTGATCGCACGGCGGCGGCTCGCCCGCTCCCGGCTCGATGCGGACGTAACCGACGTCGCTCATTCCGCCACCGCCTGGTCGACGCAAAGACGACCCGCCGCGTCGAGAAACGCGACCTCGATCAGTTGCTCGGGATAGAACACGCCGGCGCGCAGAAACCACTCCGAGACATCCTTGCGGATCAGCTCGCGCGCTTCGCCGAACGACCGCGTCGGCCGAAACGCCGCCGGCGTATCAGGAAGCCGCAGCGAAAAAATCGCGTTGTAATGCCGGGCGCCGCTATAGGGCGCGACGTCGCCGATGACGACGTCGCCGAGCCGGACGATCTCGCGCCCAAGCTCGCCCTTGGTGAAGGTGAGCGTCGGCGTCATTTAAGGAGGCCCTTGTCGATGGCGCGGCACATTTAATATCCCCGTCCAGCGACGTAGAGCGCCCGCGGCTTACCTTCGCCGTTCTTCACACGCAGATATTTGTCGGTTTCGCAAAGGATGTTCGGCACGTCGCTGAAATCCATTGCGACGCCGGTCTCTTGCTGAACGATTTTGTAGAGAGCGCGCATTTCCGAGAGCGCCTGATCTTGCGAGAGCGAAGCGTCGACGGCGCGGCCATGAAGGCGGTTCAAGCCGCGGATGGTGCCCGGCCCTGCAGCCGCCCAAGTGAGCGCGTCATCGGCGCCGGACAACAGGCGCGTAAAGCGCATGTCGACAACAGCCTGATAGGCCATGAACTGGCCCCAGCCGCTCGAGCGCATGATCCATTCGTGCGTGCGCTGGAGAGTGGTCGCGCGGAAGCCGGCGCGGCGCGTCCAGAGATTGCCGATCACAGTCTCCGCAATGTATTTTTGCTTATCAGCCCCTTTCCGCGCCGGCGCCGAGATCATGTAGGCGCCGGTATAAACCTTGTCGCCGCGATCTTTGCGACGGTTGAGAACAAGCGTCACGTCCGGCAACGGGAAGCGGTCGGTGCCCGGCCATGCGCCGTTGAAGATCAGATCATCTAGCGTCTCCGGCCAGTTGATCTGGCGGGCGATGCACAGCATGAGCCAGAGGAAAGGATGTTCGGCATATTTTTGCCGGATATTCTCACGCACCCAAATCGTCACGCGATCATCTTCGCGTCGCACGTTGCAAAAGCGATAGGTGTGCAGGATTTCATCGCCCGTCCACGGCTGCGGCTTTCCATCCTCTTTGATTATGCGAATGCGCTCGCGCTCGCGCACCCAATAAAACAGCGGCGCGTAATCGGCACTCATACGCTCGACCCTCCCTGCTCGCGCGCCGTCTTGCCATGGGCGAATTGAGCCGCCGGCGCGGTCAATTCGGCAGAGCCAAATTCCATGCCGGCCAGCGCGGCCCGCACAAGCTGCTGGCGAAAGAAACCGCCAGCCAGCGGATCGACCTCTTGCGCAATGTCTCGCGCCTTGGCCTCACGCCGTCGCCGCACAAAGTCGCTGACCTCGCGGCTCATGCTTGCTCCCCGCGTTTCGCCAGCAGATCGAGCAGCGCGCCGATCGGCCCGGCCGCCGAACCGTCGGCATTGCGGGTGACCGCGTGACGGATGGTGTCGAGCGAACAGCCGTGCTGCAGCAGCAGGCTCAAGACCACGGCGCTGTCGCGGGCATAAGTCTGGATCGGCGTGCCGGATTTGTTGCAATCGAGGAACACCTCGCCGATGCGCCCGCCGTAGCCGTAAAAGCCGAGCCCGACGGTATAGATGTGGCCAAGATGCTCGAACTCGAACACCTCGCCGGCGCGACGGTCTGGCAGCCGCGAGCGCGCGCTCATTCCGGCGCTTTCCGCGCAGCGCGCTTATGCGCCTCGATCGCGATCGCGCACGTCGAGCGAAGCGCAGCGGTACGTGACCCATGGACCGGAATTTCAGCGCGGAGCAGATGCGCAATCCATCGCAGCGCATAGGCGAGATCGGCGGGTGTCCCGGCGCAGGCGCTGCAGAGCGTGCAAGCCCGATCGACCCAGGAGCAGCCGCCGTCGCAAGCATGCTCTTCGGTGCAGCCGCAGACTCGGCAGGTGCCGGGCCGCGGCGGTTTCCAGCGCACGCTCATTCCGCCGCCTCCTGTTGCGGCGCGGCAGCGTCCTCGGCGCCGGTCGGCGGCATTAACGCCGGCCGCCCGGCGGCCTCCCATGCGGCGTCCGCCGCCTCGCGCCGCGGCGCATGCAGATCCATGGCGCGATGGCCGGACGGCCGCTTGCACCAGGCGCCGACCTTGGCGCCACACGACGGGCATGCCACGGCCAGCACCGGCGTCTTGTAGGTGTTGAAGTCCGGGGCTGATTTTTGGTTGGCCGCGTCGCCGATGCCGCCCGCCAACCCATCGGCGCCGCGGCCGTTATCAGCGCGCGGCGGCTCCCGTAATGGCGCGCCGGTTTTGCCCCACGCGATCAGGAGCTGCTGGACCTTGCGGTACGGCATCGTCGAGCCCATGAAGCCAAGGCCGCGATTGTCGTAGTAGCAGTCGACCTCGATGCCGCCCTTTTTTGTTTGCCCGAACGACACCGCGCCATTGACCGATTCATCGCCGGGAAAAATGCCGGTTGAGTCGAAATCGAAATGGCCATCCTTGCGCCACGCGAGAACGTGATCGCCGGTGACATCGAATGGTTGAGCTTCGGCGAGCTTGCGCGCCATCGCCGCGATCGCCTTCGGGCCGACCCGATCGCCGGCGCCGGACACGCTGCAGACGACCGGCTTGCGC